GTTCTATAGGTTCGATATTGTAATCTCTTGCTGCTTGCGACCCCACTATTGAACCTATAGAACTAACGTAATTAGGTATTCCATAATAAGAAGAACGAGAACCAAATTTGCGAATAACAATTACTTCTCCGGCTTTTTCTGTTCCATTTCCTGCAAGATCATCTGCACCTAAAGGCCTACCATCAGCAAGATGATAATCATCTGGATAATTAAACTTTTTAAACCATATTTCTTTATTGTTTACGATTTGAGCAAAGCGTATTTTGTCCTTATGAGCACGTACTGTATGTCCCGGTATATGGTAAAGTTCTACTGGACTTTCACCTTTATTATCGCGAACAACTTCAATAATGCCCCAGCCAACTGTTTCATAATCCTCCCATACAGCTCTAAGAATTTCTGAACTTGTCATTTCTGGGTTGCACTTCCGCATGAAATTTTTTAGCATTTCATATTGCTCCTGGCTTGCTGCTTCTTTCACTTCTTCAAAAGGCGCGAAGTCAAAGCCAACACCTGCAATATCATCCACTTTCGCGCTAATACAAGCAGAATGAATAGGGTTACTTTCCTTTATATCCATCAGTACCTTCATATCATAAGGAGGCTTAACCAATCCCCTATCTCCATATATTTGTGCGAATGGGTCAACTGCCATTTGTTTACTGTTATCTTCCTTATTCTTTGGAGCATCTGCAGCTTTATTTATACTAAATACTTTTACATTCTTTATGGTTTTCTTGTCGCTCATATCCTTTGTATGTCCTCCTTTCTTCTATTAATAGGGAGCAAAAGAAATAGCCGAACAATAAATGTCCGACTACACTCTTTTAACTTTCCCACCCATAACTACTTTACGTTTACTCATATCGTCCTCACATGCGTAACGGGTCATATCGATACTGTGATTATCTTTATCTTGTAATCTATTTTTTGGATTACCGTCTTTATCAACTTCATAATCAATATTTTCGAATTCTCCTGCAGTTTTTGGACAACGCTCCGGATCAATTATGATTTCTTCTAAATCATCCAACCATTTTTCACCGTATTCAACAGAGCCAGGCCCTTTAACCGCACCTTTGATTTTCTTGATACCATGATCATTTTTCATTTCATCAATCGATTTTGGTTCCGATGAATCCGCGATTATCTCGACGTCATCCCAACCAAGTTGTTTAATCTTTTCAGCTAATGAGCGGTTACTGATTTTAACGCCATGTATTTCACCGAATATATAAAGCTTTCTGCGCGTTTTATCATAATGCATACGACCAAAAGACAGTGCGTCATTCCCATAACCCCAGTCAATCCCTTGACGTATATTATCAAATGATTTGATTTCTTCATCTGTAATACGTCTGAATGTAAGGTTACTAAATGGAACAACACCGCTGCCTGTCGGTTTCCCTTCATATTCATGTTCATATTGCTGTGGTTTAAGCCTTTTTGTTTCTTCTGCTTCTTCCACGAACTGCTTAGAAATATGAGGATTATCATGATATGTACTATGATGTACAAATGTATTCTTTGGCTTGAATTGCGTTTCAAACTTCTTATTAACCCAGGACTGTTTTCTCTTCGGTGGGTTATACGAGTAATACATTTTATATCGCAATCCATTCGGTAATTCTTTACGTAAAATAGACTTCTCTATAGTAGAAACATCTTCTTCTAATTTAAATTCGGCCAACTCTTCAAACCATGCAATAGCAACTGGATACTTTGCTATCTTAATAGATTTGATTTTTGCAGGATCATCAGCGCCACGGAATATAATTTTATTTCCACGTGGTTTATAGATAATCTCCATTGGACTTTCTTTAAAACGAAATAAATGCTCTACACCTAGTATTTCTATAGCTTCTTTTATTTGCTCATAGCAGGATTCTCTTATTGTATCCTTTACTTTACGTATACAAAGAACTGTAACAGGAAACTGAATAATATCCATCACAATACAAATAGATATATCAGTAGATTTACCAGAACCACGACCGCCTTTACAAACTATTTTTAATATCGCTTCACATTTACGGGCTAACCATACTTGATGAAACGCTGGTGGAAGTATTTCAGCGATTTGCTTTTTAGACATTTAAATCACCACTGATATTGTCTACAATGACAACTGGCTCAATATCGTTATCATCATTATTAGTATTAGATTTAATTTTGTCGATTTGTACCTGGATAAATTCAAGTTTGGCCCTTCGCTCATCATCTATATTTGCTAATCTATCAAAATCTCTAATAAGAGCAGATAATGTAGAAAGTGCTTTAGATTGAGCATTTAAGAAACTAGCTTGCTTATCCCAAGCAAATTGAATCTCCCACTCTTCCTCATAGCCGCTTTCGGTAAGTTTGTTTTTCCGCAGTTCCTTTGTCATGTCTTCGTTGTCTTTAACGAACATAATACGTTGAGCATGAATAATTTGAGCATGATGCAGCATTATACTCTCCCATAGAATCGATAAAGGATCATTGTTAATTGCTTCCTCTAGCTCTTCTTTTAAATCATATAATTCTTGCGGTAAATACTTTCTATATAAACCATGAGTAGCAGCATTACCATTACGCAGTGGAGCAGCGCCACCGGAATTACCGACAGCATTTTTATTACCCTTTTTGGCTCCACCACGATTGTTTATAGCATTCTTATTACCTTTGGGTGCTCCTGGTTTCTTTTTGGAGTACTCCGCATCTTTCTTTGGAGTACTCCGTTCATTTTTATGGAGTACTCCATTTAATTTGTCTATCCATCCATCTTTGGATTTCCATCCGCCAACCGTTTTTTCACTTACAGTTTTTTCGGATGTAGACAACAATTCAGCAATTTTACGATTCGTAATATCACCATTATGTTCTTTAAATATTTCATACGCCTTGTTACGGTCTGGACTTCGTTGTCTGGCCATAATTACATAACACCTGCCCCCTTATCCAATTGTTTGCACTTCCTTCTCTAAACACTCAATGCATATATGAGCATTATCCGTATTTGCTTCACGGAGATATGTTTTATCAAAATGAGTAATAGTTAATGGCATTTTTAATGTCCACATGCACGGCTCATTACAAACAGAGCATGTAGGAACGTTTATAGTTTCTTCCTCCATTTACACCACCTCACGCTAATTGCTTCACAAAATAAAAAAGCAGCGAATGCGCTACTTTAATTTTTCATATTATTAACACTCTAAAAACTACCTGAAGCATTATCAAATAAGATTTTAAGTGTATTTTTATATTCTGAAATATCTTGTGGATTTGAAACAATGATTTTTGGAAAAATCATATCATTTTCACGGTAACATTCTCCGTAAACATCATACATGTCCATTCCGAATATTCTCCCTTTAACATCAATTAGAGCAGTAAATACATAATACGGTCCATTAAACCCTAACAATTCAACATTGCGAAGAGCGTTTCTAAGAGCTTCTTCCGCCTTCGATATAATTAGCGACCCTGCAATAGGTTCAGCATCTGTGTTATTTATTAAATGGCGGTTTAAATAAGACTTGTCAACAATTTCAGTAATACCTTGGCGATTAATATGATGATATGACTTTCTAGAAACTCCAGCTACACCATTGAAATTAATCTTTTGTTTATGATTAGAACTGAATAGAGGTTTCAATTCAAATTTTCCACGACTTAAATTAGTTACAAAGAAGGAATCTACAAATGATTGAATCGGCATAATATGCATGACAATTGCTGCACCATCTTCCGTTTCCCAGTATCCGTCATCTCGTTTTATTTTCATTAATCGTTCAAAATGGTATGACTCCATTTCGCTTTCAACGCCTTTAGAAGCAGTAAAACGTTGCTTGATTTCTGTGTAATCTAATTCATAATTCCCAGCAGAGTTTCTAGCAACAAATTTTGCTTTATTTGCAATATGCGGCCCATTGTACGACTTTGGCACATGGATATGTAATATAAAACGCTCATCAATAGGATAGAAGTTTATTCCGATATTCGACAACTGCGGTTCTATAGAAGTACGTAGAAAACTTTCTATACTTAATCGAAGTGCATCTTTGTCTAAAACTTCTATTCCTAAAATTTCATTAATAGCGCCTTTCTCTTCAGAAACACCTATAATTAAATCTCCGCCTTCAGTATTAGCAAAACTTGTTACATCTTTTGCAAATTCTCTCTTTCCATCTCTATTTTCGAATTTTAGTTGTTGTTTGTAATCAATTCGTTTACCTTCTTCTACACCATCTTCTTTTAGCTTTATAATATCTTCTAATGTAATTTCAGCGAATGGTTTATATATCATTAACGTTCCTCCCTTTCATAAATATACGGATAGTTATAAAGTTTCCTATAACACTTCTAAATTAAAATTATAACAAACTCAAAAATATGATGTTAGTTTTTATCCGAATAAGGTTTATTATGATGGATAGCACACATTCGTTAAAATGTTGGTAAACCTTTATAAACTGAAATCTTCTAGTGATTTATCAATCTCATCTTGTTGGATTCCTATATAGCGTAATGTAATAGACGGAGCAGAATGATTAAAGATTGTTTGTAGCATTACTACATCTTTTGTCTTCTGATAATAATGGTATCCAAAAGTTTTTCTAAGAGTATGCGTTCCAATTTCATCAAGCCCTACTTTTTCAGCAGCGGTATTCATGATCCGATAAGCTTGAATTCTAGTGATAGGCTTTTTTGTCTTTTTAGAAGCAAATAAACAATCCGTTTCGTTCATTCCACTTACATACTCGTTTATTTTTTCTCTTAACGCTGTATTGATAATGAAACGCTTATCTTTTCCGGTCTTCTGTTCTTTAATAACAATGTGAGTTCTTTCTTTCACATCATTTACATGTAACTTTAATAAGTCACTAATTCTTAGACCTGTATTGATTCCCATTTCAAATAAAAACAAATCACGATAAGACTGGCGACGTAAAACCTCTTTCAATTCTTCTAATTTTTTCTTATCTCGAATTGGTTGCACAAACTTCATTCCTTACCCCTCCATACGTTATGTTACATTAGATGTATCTTTATTATACAATATGTTACATAAAATATGGTAGTTATTTTTTAAAATAGAAAGAAACGTTGATATAACAGCATTTTTATTCATAAATCTAATGTAACAAAATACATGATGTGTTACATTAGATGGTTTTTACTTATCTTTTACAATATTTGGTTTGTGTTGAGTTTGTTTCGTTTTTACATGAACACTTAAACCACTCTTCAAACCGATCTCTATTTATCACCCAGGTTCCACCGATCTTTTTAGATTCAATAGCACCTGCTGCACATAGATTCTTTATATGACCAGAAGAAAGGCCGCTAATAAGATGAGCATCATTAACACCAATAACGTTATCTAGTACTGCATATGGTTTTAAATTAACATCTTCCCATTTAACGCCATACATCCCTATACCAAATTCATTCATTGTTGCTTCATCTGCTATTCCCTCTAAACGATCTAACACAATAGCATTAATTAACTCCCATGTAATTGCACCTGATAGAATACGTATTTTTAATTCCTTAGTTAAATCATCAAGTAAATCTGCTTCCAATGTTTTTCCCACCTTATATAACAATCTTTCATTTTATATAGACGTTTATTATGTAATAATTACACACCAATAAAAAAACACCCATTACGGATGTATAATTGCTTTTATTCCTCTCCTAGCCACCGCACTCTTACATTTTTAAAATATGACTACGCGCCTAACGTCAGTGACTAGGAGAGAAGTAAAAGTTCTCCCAGGAATTTTTTAATTTTATATCAGGACATTTTTCCGTACCCCTTTAAATTGACACCCTAAAGGTAGGCAGGTATCAACTTAAAGGAGAACAGAAGCTCTCCTCCGTTTAGACCATTTAAATTAATGAAGTTTTGAAGACTATTCCATTTGCGTATTGAAATCAAGAACTACATACAAAGCGAGGTACGCAACTCCTTACTCGTATGTTTAGTAAAATCCTCTTGCAGATAAGAAAGAGCAACGCTATATGTTCACTCATCACCTAACTACAAGAGCTGGTTTCGGCCTCTCATATATAAGGGGCATACTGACGACAAATTTCGACATTTTTTTAAAAAGAATTTATTATGGGAACGCATTATTAAAAAAGGGGGGCTGTTACAAATGTGGAGAAATATAGAAAATCACTGAAAATGATTGCGCTTTGAGTTAACATAGTATTAAGGTAACTTTCCTAAGTAAGTATTTAAGGGGTGAATAATTTGAGTTTCACTTATAAGAGACCGTTAATTTTTATAGTCATACTGTATATTGTATTGATAGCTTTTAACTATGCTAATCATAATCAATTCAATTGGTTTGAAAACCTTATAAAAACACTATTTATAGTAGTGTTTTTTGAAATTATGATGTGGTTATTTTCTTCAAAAAAAACAACCTCTAGAAAATAAGAGGTTGTTTTTTATTAATCACCATGTTTTTCCTGTCCAGCCTTCTTCTTCATAAATGCATGTACCTAGATACCAAGCAAGCTGACCAGCTAAACCAATTAAATTACCTTTAACGCCTAATCTAATCATTTTTCTAGCTGCTAATTCATATTCTTTGTTAGTAATATTAGCAATAATAGAACCTATAAAGCCTACTGATAGAAATTCTTTATAATTTGCTATAAGTTTTCTTTCTATACAGTTATCTACAGCTTCCGTTTCTTGTTTGAATGGATCTTCATAGCCAGGTGGTGTATTTACACGTTGGATTTCTTGTCTCAATTGTTCTAATTCTTCAGTTTTACCATATTTGTTTTCTATCATATCAATATCAATATCTACTACTCTTCCATGTTTATCTTTAATTGCAGCTTCTTCAACAACAAATTTCAATTGTGCAGCTACTTCTTGCACTAATTTTTCTTCTTCACTATTAATCTCTTGAGCTTTGGAGATTCC